GATTGGGCGTCGCGGGACAGGTGCCGTAGACTCTCGGGCGCCGGGTTCGCCCGGCGCGCCACCCTAGCTCAGTCGGTAGAGCAATTCACTCGTAATGAATAGGTCCGGGGTTGGATTCCCCTGGATTGTCGCCGCCGCCGTCGGGGCCACGGCCCGGAACGGGTTTAATCCCGGCCGTCACGTAGATGTATGAGATCCCGGTACCTGCGCAGGCACGGTCGAGCTCGTCCACTGCCCACGCGACCTTTCCTGAGATCCGAGTAGACATCGCCTGCGGCGAGATTCCCACCGCGCGGGCCAACTCGCTGTACTTGATCCGTCGGCCTGCGCACTCTTCACGGATGCGGCGGGCGACGGCAGCCGCACGCGATTCACCGCGATCACCATCAACAGCCATCAAGGTCGTCATGAGGTGAACTTTAGGTCATTGTTGTTGCAAAGTCTATCGCTCAGCGGTAGTGAGTCTTGACACGCCGTAGAAATTCACGGCGATAGACTTGCATTGACCTACTGCTGAGCAGTAGAACTACATGCATGTCACTAATGACTACCGATCAGCGAGTGGCCGCGAATGTGCGGGCTGAGCTAGCCCGCAGGAGGGTCAACCGGCAAGCCTTGGCCAAGGCAATGGGTATCGGCCCGATGGCCATCTCGCGTCGGATGTCTGGCCAGGTTTCCTTTTCGATCGCCGAGCTATTCCAAGTCGCTGAAATCCTCAAGGTCGACATCGCGGCACTCATCGCGATTGATCAGGCGATTGCATCGTGAACCGCGATCAGCCCAAGGCTGCCGTGCCTGTGGGCGACTTCGGCGTGCCCGGAGTCTCCCGACCTTGACCCGCCCGCAAGACAACTGAATACGGAAATACCCCAGCGGCCGGGCTCAATTTCCCGCCAAGAAAATCCGTACCCGGACCGCTGGGGCCACTGCAACCAGGATAGGAGAACCTGGCATGTCCCACCGTATCCCCAATAGATATCAGCGTGTCGGAGGTGTCCGCGCCGCCATCATGCGACATGCATTCTGGACAGTCGCCGCCCTCGCCCTCATATATGCGCTGGCGATGCTATTCGACTACCAATACGCACAATTCGCGGTCTGCATGGCGCTGGTGCTCGTTGCATCCTGCCTCGATCTTTGGGTGCATCGACGTGGCCGGTACCGCGATCGGTCGGCCACTTTGCTGCTGGCCGCAGTCGTGGCCATTGCGGTAACGGCTCTGTTCTCCCAGCTGGGGGTGACCGCATGACCGAAACAATCGAAACCGTTGAGATAAAGACGTACGAACTCCTCACCGCAGCAATAGATATCGCTGAACAGCGTTGCGTGCCAACGGTCATGGAAATAATCACCGGCCTTGACCTAGAGGACGCCATCAAGGCTCAGGTCGCCCGCGCCGAGCTGGGCACGCTGTACGCCTTGCATCAACGCGCATGGCGGGAGGCGGTTGCCGTGTCGGGGGTTGACCCGCGCTACTCGTGGATCGATGACACCGCTGCCGAGGCCGCGCTGATGGAGTTCTTCGCAGACCGCGACGCGCGGGAAAATGCCAGCGCCGTACTGAGGGGGGCGATCTAATGCAGAAGCCCACCAAGGCATTCGCCGAAATGGTGTTTGAACTCGCGGACAGGCTAGAGGCAGTCCTTAGGGAGATGTACTCGGACGGCGCCATATTCGTCAGCCCAGATTCGTTGCGGGCGGCGGCGCGCGGCATCGGCAAGAACGCCGAGGCCGGTCAGGTCATCGGCCAAACTCCCCAATTGCCAGGCCGTTTCGAGCCACTGCACCCGATCACCATGTATCAGGCCCAGTGCACCTCGTGCGGCGCCATCGTTGACGACTACGGCGACTACTCGTGCATGGCTGACGATGCGGTTGTCAGCTACGTGCGCGAGTCCCTGGGTTGGTTTGAGGTCACCCGCCGTGAGCTTTCGCCGACACCCGGGATGCCCACCCGTGTCATCGTGCACACCGTCGAGCTGCTGTGCCCGGAATGCCAGCGCTGCGAGGTCTGCGGTGCCCTGGCTCCCGCTGAGATTGACGAACACCTGGTGTGCGTGGACCACAAGGCGCACGCCTTCGCAGACGATTTCGCGGCGCTCCCGCACGTGCCCGTGACCCCTAACAACTAGCAGGGAGACCCTTTCATGTCGCGTTCAGAAGACCCGTTCATCCTGGAGTTGCAAGCCGGTGCCAGTGCGGTAGGTGAAATCCACTCTTTCACAACCGGTTCCATCGGTATACGCGGAAGCTTCACCCTTGGCCAGGGGCTCGTATTACGGCCCGGCGCAAAGGTTTACATCCTTGCGGATAGCGACGCGGTGGATGTCATCACCGGATTCATTGCCGACGCTGAGGAAGCTGCCGAAGAGGGTGCCGCCGACAAGGCCGTGCGTGCCGCCGTCGAATCATTCGCCGATGAAGTGATCGAAGCCGCGAAAGACGCTGTGAGTCAAATAGATCCCTCGTTGACCGACGGTGCGCAGAATGTCGCAGACGCGCTGATCGCGGCCATTCGGAAGGCTAAGCGGGGTGGCGAATGAAGTTCGCGATGGATACCGATCTGCTCGCCGAAACAATCACGGCAGCAATCAGTTCCTTACCTGCGCGTCCGACATCGCCAGTACTGGGCGGGGTTTTGATTGAGGCGGGTATCGGCGCGGTCACGATGTCGAGTTTCAACTACGAGCGCGCCACCAAGCGCACCGCTGCCGCGATGGACGTTGCCGAGCCTGACACGGCCGTGGTGTCAGGAAAACTGCTCGCGGCGATCGGCGGCAACCTGCCCCGCAACAAGGACGCCACCATCGATGTCAGCGGTACGGAAATGGTTATCACAGCTGGCCGCACAGCATTTCGTCTCCCACTGCTGCATGGCGAGGACTTCCCCGAGCTGCCAATCATGAAGCCCGTGGAGGATGCCATCGGTACCGTCGATGGTGACACGTTCGCCGAGGCCGTACAGGTCATCGGCGCCCTGGCCTCCACCGAAGAACAGCCCGCCAAACTGACCGGCATCAATCTGTCGTTCGGCCCAGATGGGTTATGGCTGTGCGCCACTGACCGCTACATCGTAGGACGGCGGCGACTTGACTGGTCGGGCGCCACCGACGTTCAGGCTTTGGTTCCGGCCGCTGACTTACTAGCCACGATCAAGGCCGCAGCCGGTTCCGCGCCGGAGAACATCGAAATCCTGTTGCGAAACAATTCAATGTTCGGCCTGCGCACCCCATCGACCACGGTCATGACGCGTTGCCTCGCCGAGGAATTCCCGCCCATGGAAACGGTGTTGCCCCCGGCCGTCTACGCGGCGACGGCTACCGTGGCCACCGCCGAACTCGCGGACATGCTGCGTCGGGCGTCATCCATCGCCGATGACGGCAATGCCCAGATCGATATCGAGGTTGACGCGGGGGGCCTGGCGGTCACCACCACCAAGAGCGCCACCGGCAAGGTAAACGACAGCATCGCCTCTGCGCACCAGGGCGATTACCGCCGCGTCGCGTTGTCGGCGCGGCGCCTCAATAGCGCGCTATCGGTGGTCGATGACCACGAGGTCACCTTGGGGTTCCGCGAGACCGGCCAGCTAGTGAGCATCCACCCTGGCGCGCTGGAGCGCACCAACGAGCCCGTGAACATGCTGGCGTGCAACAACTTTGCGCTTCTAATCGGAATCCGCGGAGCGTGACCAATGACAACCCGCAATGAAAGTGGAGGCGCCAGCATGACCGTAAACCCTGGCCGGTGGTGGTTCAACGACATCGTGGACGAAGTCTGTAAGCACCGCCTCGACTTGCGCGAGCGGGCACTGTATTCGGCCACGCTCCTGCACTGCGAGACCGGCGACGCAATGGCGATCTTCGATCGCGAGGGCGCCGCCCGCGACGTGCTCGCCACTGCTCAGCAGTTCTACGACTGGATCGCCCAGGAGGAGGCGTGACCGGCCACGGCGGCGCCACCCGCTTCTTCTGGTCCTGGCTCATCGGCTCGGCTGCGTTCTCCATCCTCGGAGTTGTCACGCACGCGGTGCTCGGCAGTGCACGCTCGTCGCTGATCGCCTCAGTGCTCGCGGTGGGCATCGTGGTAATCCAGCTGTGCGCCACGTATGGCGTGCATGCCTTGGTTCAGGAACGCATCACCGGCGCCGCATACCGATGGGCGCTCGCGATCGCCGTTGCACTAGCGCTCGGCGCGTTCGTGCTCAACTTCGTTGCCCTACAAGATCTGGTGATCACCTGGGCGGGCACCGCGCCCGCGATCGCGTGGATAGTGCCCCTGATCATCGACCTGGGCATGACGGCAAGCACCCTGGCGATACTCGCGCTCACCGACGCCCAACGCTCCGAGCAGCTGCACGCACCCGCGCATCCCGAGGCGCAACCGGCACCCTCGGTCCACGTCGAGGTGCACAACACCGTGCACGCCGACGCGCACGCGATCGCACAGCCCGTGCACGCTGTCGAGCAGGTGGAACGCGCCGCCGTGCACGCTGCGGTCGCTATGCGCCTCACCGACTCGGGAGTGGTGCGCATCGCCCCTGAGCGCGTCGTGCGGGTACTGGATGCTCACGCCGAAGGTGTGAGGCCGGGAACGATCGCGCGATCCCTGGGAGTCGGATTCAGCACCGTCAAGAACATCGTCGCGGCGGTCGCGGTCGAGGGGGCGGGCTCCGATGGCGCCTAACGCCCCTGGGGGCTTGGTGCGGCGCATGTTCGCGCTCTTTCATCTGGGCGGCGTGCAGCAGAAGCGGGCCGATCGGCTGGCCGTCGCGTCATACGTCACCTGGCGCCGCATCCGCACAACCGATGACCTCACCGAGGCCGATATCAAGGCCATCGTCGCGACGTTGGAGTACTGGCGTTTTGCCGGCCAAATCGAGTACCGCTGCCGCCGCAGCGCCGAGTCAATGCACAAGGAGATGAGCGCATGACCGATGCGCATGACGATCAGTCCTTCTTGGCCCGTGTAGCCGACGTTCAGCGCCGGGAGGCACCTGAGCGGCGCAGGCAGTGGATTCGGCGCGTACTGGGCTGCACCGAACTCTCAGCGGCTCAGCGCAATGTTCTGCTCGCGCTGGAGACCTTCGCCGACTACCTCGACGGCTCTAACGCGCACCCCGGCGAGACCAATCTGGCCGAAATCTGCGGACTCACCACACGGGCCGTCCGAACCGCTCTCAGCCGGGGGTGCGAACTCGGGCTGATCAAGAAGACAGCAAACGAAAATCCGCGAGCAAGCCGCGCGGCGGTGTACCGATTAGTGCTCTCGGACGAGCCCATCACCGGAACGGCGGTTCCGGTGATAGCGCCCACCACCGGAACGGCGGTTCCGGTAAAAGAGCCCATCACCGGAACGGCGGTTCCTGTGTATAACTCCACCACCGGAACGGCCGTTCCTGTGTATAACCCCCATCACCGGAACGGCCACGACACCATCACCGGAACGGCCGTTCCGCCCACCAAGTCAAGTACCAAAACTACAGGGGTGTTACGTAACTGGGGTACGTCACCAGCGCCACGCATCACCGAGGACACACACCCCGAGCCTCCTTCGCGATTCTGCGATGAGCACCCGATGGGTACTCGGGGCAACTGCGGCAATTGCGCAAACGCGCGAACGGCCTTCAACGCCTGGCAAGAGCACCAGGTGCTCCGCGATGTCGAAATCGCCCAGGCCGACACCCGCCGCCGACACGAGCAGCGCGTCAACTGCCCGTGGTGCCACGGCACCAACCTCCGCGACCTCGGTGATGACCTCGTGGAGAAATGCGACCACCAGAAGCCCCCACAGGCCCGTAGAACCCTCTCGCTGGTCCCACCACTGCCGGGCGGGCCTGAAAACGTCAGGGCGGCGCAATGAGCGCCTATTCCGGCCCCACCGAGGCCGACGAGCCCACCACGTTCGAACGTGGCCCCGGTAGGCGGCGGCGCAGCTGCGTCGGGCCGGTCTACGACGCCTACGTGGTCACCGGAGCGATCAACCGGCCATGCACCAACTGCGGCGCCCAACCGCGCCAGTACTGCCACGCGCCCAACGGTGCCGAAAGCAAGATCCCCTGCCTGCAACGACTCTCAGAGAGGCGAGAGAGCTGATGACGACCGAATGCCGCAACAAAGCCTGCAAGCGGGCCTCGCAGCTGTACCTGTGCAACGACTGCACCACCGTCCTGCGGAACATGCTCGACCAGGTACCCGCCCTGCTGGCCGAACTCGACGCACGCATCCAGAAACTCGACCGCGTACCGCACGGCACCATCGGGCGCACCCGTGGCCCCTCAGACCTGAACGTCATGGACTTCGATGCCGCCGAAACCGCACGTGAAACCCGAAAGATGCTGCGCCGCTGGGTCGATACGGTCGCCGCGCAGCACAGCGGGCGGCGCCCACCCGGCCTAGACACCGTGGAAACGCGCATGTTCGCCCGCTGGCTACAGGTCAACGTCGAGGCTATCGCGCGACTCGACGTAGCCGGAAAGATCTATGACGACATCAAGAACCTGGTCGGCTCGGGCGATAACGGCGGCACACTCGTGCGGGCCATCGACCGCCGCGAACGGCACTTCGCCGGGACATGCCCAACGATCACAGGGTGGGACGCCAGCGGCCGCGTCATCGAGTGCGGAGAAATCCTCTACGACGAATACGGCAGCAGGACAATCGATTGCCCAACCTGCGGCCAGGAAATCGATGTAAAACGCAACCAGGTGAGAGCACTAGCCAGCCGTGACCTCATGCCCTCGGACACGCTGCTAGACGCACTCGACAACGCCGGTGAATCAATACAGCCCGAACAGATCGAACGCTGGATAGCCATCAAACGCCTGCGCCCACGCGGCTACATGCACCAAGGCAAGTTCGTCAAAACCCGTGTCCAAGAGGCCGATAGCGCCTTGTACAGCTTTGAAGCCGCGCGGCGGATTCTACGAAAAGACAACCGGCACACCAAACGTCAGAAGGCGGCAGTGAAATGACCAGGCTATTCCGCAAGAAACCTGTTGAGGTCGAAGCGATGCGATGGCCCACCGACGATGAATGCGGCTACGCCGCAGTGTGTCGGCGTGCCGATATCCATCGCTGGGTATGGCGCAACGGCGGCAGAACGTGGGTTGTCACCCCGAAAGCCAATCCATCCGACGTGCACGTGACGCTGCAAACGCTGGAAGACGATAAGCGAATCGGCTCTGGCGACTGCGAGCCCGACATATTCGAGCAGACCTATTACCCGTTAGGCGAATGAGCGCCTGAGCGGTCCGTGAAGTATCAACACGCGAAATCCAACAAGGAGTGAAGTGAAATCTAAAGTAGTTGCAACACTGGCGATTACAGCAGTGGCGCTAGCTTCGTGCGCAGGAGACCTGATCGAGCGCGGTATCGTCACCGGCGGTGAGCATCACGCACCATGGCTCGAAATGATGCCGATAACAACATGTTCCGGCAATCCATCGATTTGCACCACAAGCTATGTGCCGATCAATCACCCCGAAACGTGGACTCTCAAGCTCGACGACGGCAGCCGCAAGGGTCAACGCGATGTCACCGAGGAAGGCTACAAACGCTGCCTGATCGGTGAGACCTGGCCGGATTGCGAGGGCGAGAACCGATGAAACTCCGGCACCAACCACGCCCAGATCGCGCACCGGCGCTGGTCCTCGCCGCCACGATCGCCGACGCCACAGCCCTTGCCGATGGGCTCGGCATCGTCGCCCACGTACGAGGTATCCGATCGACTGGACGCGGGTGTATCGCATCGTGTGTAGTCGTAGACGCCGAGATCTGGCCCCTGACTGAGGAGCAGATCAATGAGTTCATCCCTTGTCTCGCTGGACAAAGCGACCCGGCAATCTACCGCATCGAAAGGGTGGAGGTGACAGGGTGATCACAGCATCCGTTCAGGTGACCTATGTCAGACCCTAGGAGTAGAACTATCCGATGGACGCGCGCAAGGCCATTTGCGAGATCATCGAGGCCCTACCGAACCTGTTCGGAGTGACCCGCAAGGCCACTATCGGCGCTGAGGGTGACACCCAGACCACCGTCTACACTCAGGCCGAGGTCGCCGACTTGATCGCCTCGGTACTGCCAGACAGCCTAAAGACCAAGGGCCACATGGTGATCCCATTGCCCGCCGTCGAGTCAGTGCCCGATAACCCTGGTCGCCGATACGTCCGTGTGCCCATCACCGCACAGCCGTGGTCTGACGGCGCGGTGCGCATCAGCCCGCACGGTGATCAGGTGGCCATTCGCAACGTGCCCGACAGGGTAGCCATGCAGGACGTGCCCGCGCTGGCCAGTGCACTCATGGCCGCGTACTGCACCTGGCACCCGACGCGCCGGTAGACCGTTGGGCAACCTGCATGTTTGGCAGGAAACACGCCGCCCGGAATGCGCTACCGATATTTGTCCATCCTGACCTGCTAGTATTCCGTTTCGAGTCGCAACCCCCATGCCCGAAACCCTTCGGACCTGGGGGTTTGTTCGTTTCCAGCTAACGTCAGCGGGGGTGAGATGGCGACCATTCAGCGCAACACCACCACCCGTGACAAGCACCGCCGCATCATCAAACTCGGGCTGCCACCCAGTCCGTTCGGTCGCCATCCGGCCTGCTATCACTGCGGCGAGGACATCGACTACGACGCTCATCACCTCGATGACCTGAGCTTCACCATTGATCACCTCAAGGCGTTGGCCAAAGGCGGGACCGACACGCTCGACAACATCGTGCCCGCGCACCGTGGCTGCAACCGCACCAAGTCCGACAAGGACATTGACGAGCTATTACCTGGCGGCGTCACGTTCGCGACCGAACGTTGCTGGTGGTCATAATGACCCAAACGATGCGAAGGATGAGCACCTAATGAGCCTTAGTCGGGCCGAGTTCGGGAACCCTGAGCGTGAATTCCTCAATATCCGGGACGGCGAAGATAGCCTTGGTATAGAGGTGGGGTTCTACCTGGAGGCCAACACGTTCAGTCCGACTGCCGACGAGGCGCGAGCCATCGGTGAGCGGCTCATCGCCTGGGCAGATAAGCAAGGCCGCTGACCCCCTGGGCGGGTGGACCCGAGGGGTCTGGCAGCCGCCCCTCATGGCTTAGGCGACCGCCCCCCCTGGGCGATTTTTGTTTCAGGTGACCTCTCTGGAATCTCGTTTTTTGTTGACCACTAGGGCGATTCGCCGAGGGTGAAACCGGCGGCACCGTATGCCGGTTCGGCACAGGCGATCTGAGGCCCAGGAAAGGAGGCTGTCATGCAACTTGCACCCGTCAATTCCACCGCAGGCGGCACGCCGCCGCCTTCGGGTCTGGCCGAGGCCGGTTCAGGGGAAGCGCTGTGGCGTTCGATCGTGGACGAGTACACCCTGCGACCGGATGAGTTGCGGCTCTTGGCCGATGCCTGCGAGCTGGCCGACCGAATCGACTACCGCAAGGACCGTGCCGACGAGCTGCACCGCGAGGTCGGCGACAACCTGCTTATCCGTGGATCGACCGGCCAGCGCGTCCGCAACCCGTTGATCGATGAGGCCCGCCAGGAGTTGGCCGAGCAGCGCAAGGACCGGGTAGCGCTCAACGATCTTCTCGCCCGCCTCAAACTGCCCGATCTGGACCCGGACCGCGACGGCGACGAGAGCCGCGACGCCAGCTCGGGATCGAAGCGGTCGGCGTCGGCGTAATGGCGACGCGGCGCACTGCCCATCGCCCCGCCGGGGCACCGCACATGCGCGTGGTGGCAGAGGGAGAGCGTGCCCCCGAGCCCGCACCCCCGGCGCCGGTGGACACTTGCGCGCCGCCGCACGCACCCCCGCCGCCGGTGGAGGGCAAGACGCTCTTGGAGGCGATGGCGGGCGGGAACTATCAGGAGATCCTCGAAGCGCAGGCGCGTGACATCATCCGGGATCTGGGCGGCGCGAGCGGGGCGGCCAAGGCCGCGTTGCATGGCCGTCTGACGGCGATCTCCAAGGAAATCGAGGCCATCAAGGTCGCCACACCGGGAAGCTCGGCATCTGTCGTGGCCGCGACGAGCGATGAGCCCTGGGACCCCGAAGCTATCTGAGGTCGCGCGGCACGTCATCGCCCCGGCCGGGATCGTCTCGACCGGCTGGCCAGCGGTACGCGATACCTGCAAACGCCTCGGATGGGAGTTCGACGGCTGGCAGGACGGCGCGGGCCGACTGATCCTCGGTAAGCGGGCCGATGGCCTGTACGCCGCCGACACCATCGTGTTATCGATCCCGCGCCAGGTGGGCAAGACCTACTTAGTGGCGTGCATCATTTTCGCGCTGTGCCTGATCCACCCCGGCCTGACCGTGATCTGGACAGCGCACCGAAAGACCACGGCTGCAGAGACTTTCGAATCGTTCGCAGGCATGGCCGCACGGCCAAAGGTCGATCCTCACATCGAAGCCGTCCACCGGGCACGTGGCGATGAAAAGATCATGTTCACTAACGGGTCTCGAATCCTGTTCGGCGCCCGCGAATCTGGGTTCGGACGTGGATTCTCCGACGTGGACATCCTGGTATTCGATGAGGCCCAGATCATGACCGAGGGCACCCTCGAAGACATGGCCGCAGCCCAGAACGTGGCCGAGAACCCGCTGACGTTCATGATGGGCACCCCGCCCAGGCCCAAAGACCCCGGCGAAGTGTTCACCATGCACCGCCAAGAAGCACTCGACACGCTCACCGACGAGACCGCGCGCCAGACCAACGAAACGGCGTACATCGAAATGTCTGCCGACCGAGGGTGCAACCCGATGGACCGGGCACAGTGGCGCAAGGCCAACGCCTCCTTCCCGCACCGCACCTCCGAGCGCGCCATGATGCGCCTGCGCAAGAAACTCAAGTCGCTGGAGTCCTGGCTGCGCGAAGCCCTGGGAATCTGGGACGAGGTATCGGTACATCAGCCCGTGGTCACACGCGATGCCTGGGGCGAGCTGATCGACGTAGGCCCCGACCTTCATGTTGCCCCGGACGGTATCGGCGTCGATATGTCCCACGGTCTGCAGATCTCGGTGAACGCATGCTGGATCGAAGGCCTGTCGGCGCACATCGAAGAGATATGGGCCGGAACGGATGTCGCCGAGGCAATCACCTGGACAGCCAAGGCCGCGGGCCGACGGATAGAGGTCGTGATCGATGACCTGTCGCCAGCGGCGCAGATGATCCCAGGCCTGAAAGCCTTACACGTCAACGTGCGCCGGTCCACGGCCCGAGACATGACGAAAGGCTGCGGGCTGATGGCGAGCCGGATCAAGGCCCGCACGCTCACCCATGGCGATCAAAAGTCAGTGACCTCAGCGATTTTGAACGCCATACGCCGCAAGATCGGTGACGCCGGTGGCTGGGGATGGGACCGGCGCGACTCCACGGTGGTCATTCACCCGATCGTGGCCGCAACCCTGGCGCTACTGGCGGCGACAACGAAACGTAAACCCACACCGAGCGATAGCTCGCGAGGACGAGAGGCGGTGGTGTTGTGAAGGTTTCAAAGATCACCCTTCCTGGGCTCACGAAAGACGAAAACAACCTGCTGAACGGGCTTTTACAGCAGCTGATCGACTGCCAGCCGAACAATCTGCTACGTGCCTCGTATTACGACGGCAGGCGGGCCATTCGACAGGTCGGCGAGGTGATACCCCGCCAGTATTACAAGCTGGGATTACTGCTGGGCTGGTCCGGCAAGGCGGTCGATGTGCTGGCTCGCCGCTCCAACCTCGACGGCTACGTCTGGCCCGGTGAAGACCTCGAATCGATTGGATACAAAGAGGTTTGGGACGACAACTTTTTCGGCACCGAATCCAACAGTGCCATTGTCTCTTCCCTGATCCACGGCCCCGCCTTCCTGATCAACACCAAGGGCGGTGCCAATGAGCCTAAGTCGCTGATTCACGTCAAGGACGCGCTCAATGCCACCGGCGAATGGAATGCGCGCACCCGGCGCCTGGACAACCTGCTGTCCATCATCGCCTGGGATGAGGACTCCCAACCCCAAGAGCTTGCGCTGTACCTGCACAACCGAACCGCAGAAGCCAAGAAGACCGGCCGCAAATGGGAAGTTCAATGGCGCGAACACAAGCACGGTGTGCCCGCCGAGGCGCTGGTGTACAAGCCACGGGTGGGTCGGCCGTTCGGGTCATCACGAATCTCAAAGCCCATCATGTCGATTCACGACCGGGCGCTGCGCGAACTCATCCGCACAGAGGGGCACGCGGACGTGTTCAGCTATCCCGAGCTGTGGATGCTCGGCGCCGATACCCGGATCTTCAAGAACCCCGACGGCTCTCTGAAACCTTCCTGGAAGGTGATGCTTGGCCGCATCAAGGGCATACCCGACGACGATAAGGCGCTCGACCCCAAGAACGCTCGCGCCGACATCAAACAGTTTCAGGCCGCGAGCCCGCAGCCGCATATTGACCTACTTCTACAGTGCGCCAACGAATTCGCGGGCGAGGCAGACCTACCGGTGTCGGCGCTGGGCGTGCAAGCCCGAACCAACAGCACAAGCGCCGACGGCGACGACAACGCCGAGAAGCAGCTCATTGCCGAGGCAGAAGGCGCGGGCGATGACTGGGCGCCCGCATTCCGGCGCTCCATGGTGCGGGCACTGGCCATCAAGAACGATCTCAACAAGATTCCCCAAGCCTGGCGCTCCATCGACTCGAAAATGCGCAACCCCGCCTACATTTCGCGATCCGCGCAAGCCGACGCCGGTCTCAAGCAGCTGCAGGCCATCCCCTGGCTTGCCGAGACCGAGGTCGGGTTGGAGCTACTGGGCTTGCCGCAACAGATGATCGACCGTGCCCTCGCCGAGCGCGACCGCGCCCAAAACGGACGCCTGGTCGCCTCACTAGTGGACAAGCTCACCGGCGCAACGATCCCTGATCCGGCGCCGGGGACCGCCGAGCAGGCCGCACGCGAGGCGATCGGCAATGGTCCAAGCGGTCTCTGAGTTCCAAGGCCTGCTGGCCGCGCTCGGCGCCGAGCAAGCCGCACAGTTGGCGCGGCTACTGGCGCGCACTGACCGACTCGATCAAGGCGAACTGCTGGCGTTCATCACCGACGCCTACCCCGAGGCCATCGCCCCGTTTCTTGCCGCCGCCACCGTCCTGACCGCGCAGTGGTACGACGAGCAACCGAGCACCTCGACCTACACCGCGCAGCCCGCCGAACTCACCAGCGCCGCGCAGCTGGCCGTCTCGGGCCGCTGGGCGATGCTGCAAGCAGCTCGCCTTGACGCGTTGACCGGTAGCGCCACCCGCGCCCTGTTCAACGCCTCACGAGACACGGTGCTCGCCAACGTCATCGCAGAACCCGGTGCCCGCTGGGCGCGGCACGCCTCGGCCAACGCCTGTTCATTTTGCCGGCTCATGGCCACTCGAGGCGCCGTCTACACCTCCGAGGCCTCAGCCACGAAAGTCACCGGTCGCGGCGCGAATCTGGAGATCTCCGACCGGCGCGCTATCGCCGCTGGACAGATGAGCAGAGACGAAGCACTGCAACGGCGCTCGGTGTACCGCTCCGAGCGGCTCGCAGCCAAGGCAGGCAAGACGGTGGGCGACAGCCGTTTAGGTGCTCGGCGCGGCGCCCGCGCCCTGGGCGAGAAGTACCACGACTGGTGCCACTGCATCGCGGTCATGGTGCGCCCCGGTGCCACCTACCAGCCCCCCGCCTACGTCGAGCAATGGGAACAGGACTACGCCGACGCGGTGAGAGCCACCCAAGCCGCAGGGCAGACCAAAGGCAAGTACGGCGCCATCGACATCACCGCCGTTGTGCGTCACATGGACCAGGCCCAGCGATAACCCGGCGCCACCCGCGCGCCCCACGAACCCCCTTAGCCGAAACGGCTGAGGACTACCCGAAATGGGAGAAAACCGCATGTCCGAAATCACCACAGACCCCGCCGAGGGAACCGAACTGGAACCTGAAGACGGTCAGCAGCAGCAACCCATCACGTTGCCTGAGGATCACCCATTGGTGAGAACACTGGCGGCGAACAAGGTCAAGATCAAGGAACTCAGCGAAAAGGCCGAGGCGCACAAGACTCAGGCCGAGCAGGACGCCGAACGCGTCACCAAGGCTGAGGCCGAGGCCGCAACGGTCCCATCTCGTGTTGCCAGTGGGCTTAAAGAGCACCTGGTCAAGATCCATGAGATCGACGCCGAGGATGCCGAGCTATTCCTGACCGCCGAGGAGCCCGAGCTACTGCTCAAGCAAATCAGTCGCCTCCTGGATCAATCGGACAAGCAGAGCAAATCCAACTATGTGCCCCGAGAGGGCACCAACGGGCGCGTGAAGCCGAGCAGCATGCAGCAGTTCTTTGACGAGCTGTCCGGCCAATCAAGCTGACAACAAAGGAGATTAAGCAATGACCGTACAGAGCGCTGACCTACTTCTGCCCACCGAGATCGCCGATGGCATCGTGGAGAAGGCTAAGACCAGCTCCACCATCGTGGCGCTATCGGCGCAGGAGGCCCAGCGATTCGGCAAGGTCGAGATCATCACCTTCGATGACGACCTCACTGCCGAGTTCGTGGAGGAATCGGGGGCGAAAGGCTCCGATGACGCCAAGCCCGATCACGTGACCGCGTTGCCCCACAAGGCGGTTGTGCAAATGCGCACATCGGACGAATTCAAGTGGGCCGATGAGGATTACAAGCTCAAGATCTTCCAGTCGTACGAAGAGAAGTGCGCACGCGCGCTGGCCCGTGCCTTGGATCTGGGCCTGTACTACCGCATCAATCCGCGCACCGGCAACCCCGTCGCCACCTGGACCAACTACCTGAACACCACCACCAAGCGCGTGGAGATCACCGCGACCTCGCAGCCCGATCTCGATTTCGAGACCGCTGCCGGTCTGGTCATCGGCGACGGGTACAGCGTCAACGGGGTCGCATTCGATCCCAAGTACGCGTGGAAGCTGTCCACCGCCCGCTACGCGGACGGCCGCAAGAAGTACCCCGAACTCGGGTTGGGCGAGGGTATTTCGAGCTTCGAGGGGGTGCCCGCGGCCGTGTCATCCACCGTCTCGGGCAAAGCCAAGGACGGCGATGCCACCGACAACAAGGTCCGCGGCATCCTCGGCAACTTCCGTAGCGGCATCCGGTGGGGAGTCCAGCGAGACTTCCCGTTCAAGATCCTCGAATTCGGCGACCCCGACAACACTGGCCGCGACCTGGCTGGCCACAACGAGATCCTGCTGCGCACGGAAATCGTCTACGGCTGGTACGTATTCGCCAACGAGTTCGCCGTCATCGAAGACGCGGTGACCCCGTAATGCCGAGGTACCGCAACACGGTGGGCGGGTCCGTCGTCAACATTGACGACGGGCTCGCCACCCGCCTCGGCATCGCCGAGAGTCCAGCATGGGAACGGCTGGATAAGCACGCCGCAGCGGATACGCAGGAAGCCGCAGCGGCTCGAACTGACATAGGCGGCATGGGCGCGGTGCAGGTGCCCTTGTCTGACGTCTTCGCATCGCCGACGTTTACGGGCATAGTGCTCGAAATCGCCGATGCGGGTGCGGTCAGTACCGATGGTGCGGTATCCGCCACAGTCGAGATCCGGCCCGAGGCCGCGCCAGCCCCCAACGTCGCCGATGCGCCCCCTAGTGAGGCCACAGCGCCAACCAAGGGCAAGGCCGGACGCAAGCCGTCGATCGAACCCGAAAAGGCTCAGGATGCCAGCGGTAGCGATTAGCAAGACCGATCTAGAGGCGTTCGCCGACGACATCACGGAAGCAAAAGCCGCCGCGATGATCGCCGATGCGATGGCCATGGCTCTGCTGGCGGCGCCGTGTCTGGATGATCCGCAGCTGACCGACAAGAAGGCCGCAGCGGCTAAGGCGATCATCCGGGGTGCGATCTTGCGCTGGCATGACGCCGGATCTGGTGCGCTGTCGCAAAAGCAGCAGACGGCCGGGGTGTTCTCACAGTCGGAGACGTTCGACAACCGGCAGATACGCCGTGCGATGTACTGGCCCAGCGAAATCGAGCAGCTGCAATCGATCTGCCGTGCAGACGATGACGCCTCGGACGGGGCGTGGGGATACGACGTGCTCGGCTCGTCCGGGCCGTCGCATTCCCCCGTGTGCACCCTGAACCTGGGCGGTGACTACTGCTCATGCGGGGCCACTCTGAGCGGCCAGGAACCACTCTGGGAGACCAGCCCCGATGACTAGCTTCCCGCTGCCGTTCAAATGCGAACAGCTCGCCTATGTCCCCGCCGCAGAGAACAGCCACGGAAACCCAGCCGGGGACTGGGCGGAGCCGGTGGAGCGGGACTGTTTCTGGTGGGACCCGTCGTCGCTGGAAATGCCGATGCCGCCGACCGCCGGAACCCGCGTCGTGGCAGACCGCTGCCTCGTCGTGGATTCGTCTGTACCGGTGGATCGCCGGGACAAGTTCAAGGTCAACGGTCATGAATTCACCGTCTTCGGCCTACCGCAGGACTACAACCACGGCCCTTTCGGATTCTCGCCGGATCGCCTGGTCATCGAACTGAAGTGGGTGGGGTGATATGGGAGTCGAGTACACGGTCAGTTCGGCGACAATTCGCAAGATCATGACAGCGCCGAGCACGAAAGCCGAAGTGCACGAGCGGGGATTGCGGCTAGCGGCCAAGGCCAACGAGACACCATCCACTACCGCACCCGAGCACGAGGGCCTGTATTACGAAGCCGTCGAGGCCTCCGACGCCAAACGCGCCCGCACAAGGGTGCAGACCACCGGCCCCCGCGCGGTCAACCATGAGGCCATCACACAGGCGCTATTGCGGGCGGCATCTAGTGGCGATTGAGCTAGTGGAGTTCCCCGACCTGACCGCACTCGCCCGTCAGATGGCCCTTCAGGAACTCGCCGCACGCGGGATCTCCGGTGTCCCGATCGGGTCGCACGCGATCGCCGCGCCACCTGGCGGCGCCCTGCCTCACAGGTACATTCGCCTGTTCGCCTTACCGGGCACGGAGTTGTGCCGCCGCGTGCAGAGCGTGGTGATTGTGGGGCAGGTGTACGACACCGACGAACTGCGTTGCACTGCCACCGCATCCAAGCTCGGCGCGATACTGCGTGCCGCGCCGGACATGGAGATCGGCGGCGATAATCCGATCACCGAGCCGTGCGAGCTGCACGGCCCCTATCCGTCCAATGACCCTGACCTACCGCACTATTCGCGGTACCAGGTAAATGTGCGCTGGACGGTGCAGTCCAGCGTGACCGCATAACAACAGTCCCAAGGTAACCCCCGACGCAAATCGCGGCCGGGGAAATTGTCGTGCCCACTCGGGCGCATTCCCAAGGAGGAAAAAGATAGTGGCGCACACCAATGTTCGAAGCACTGCCGTTTGGGTTCCCAAGAACACCGGCGGCGTATTCCGATACCCGCTGGGCACCCCGTTGCCCACCGACCCGTGGAGCCCTCGGCCCGTGGTCCCCGGCTGGGACCCGCGCCTGGGCGGCTGCGATGACACCGGGGTTACGTGGAACACCAAGCGCGACAAGGACCCCAAGAAGGACTGGAACGGCGACAAGGCTCGCATCGTGCAGACCGGCAAGGACGACACGTGGAAGCTCAAGTATATCGAGCCGAAGAACCCGCGAGTGCTGGAAGAGTATTTCGGCAAGGCCAACGTCACCGTCACCGAGGCCACCTCGCTACATGGCACCTTGATCTCGGCGGTGTCGAACTCCGATGTGCTACCGCACTTCACCTACATCGTGGACGCGTTCGACGGCGCCGTGCGCAAGCGCCGGTGCATTCCCGATGCGCAGGTGACCGAAAACGGTGACGAGCTATGGCAGTCCAAGGACTGGACCGCGTTGGAGTTCACCTATGACCTGTTCCCGGATCTGGCCGGTAACACGTTCTACGACTACACCGAGTTGGACGACAAGCTGGTCGAAACCATCTACATCGTGACCCTGACCGGCCCGCCGACTGCTGGCAGCTTCGATTTCGCGGTGGCCGGTCTGCCCGCCGAAATCGCCTACAACGCCACCCAGGCCGCATTCCAGACCGCCGTGGCCGCGCTGCCGAACGTCAAGGCCGCGACAGTCACCGGCACCGCAGGCGGTCCCTACACGGTCAAGGTCACCACCACCGGCGTGGCGCCGGTGTCCGTCGATGGCACCGACCTCACCGGCGGCACGGTGGCGGTCAGCCTCGCACCGTAGTTCGCCCCCCCTCTGTACCCCACCCCGCGCCGTTTAACACCTTGGGCGGCGCGGGGTGGTCACACAAAACCAAGGTGAAACAAGGTGATTGACATGACAACACGCAAGAAGACCCCCGCTACCAGCAAGGCAACCGGAACCCCCGAGGAAGTGGAGACCGCCGAGGTTGCCGAGGCGCGCACCGATACCCCGGAAGCCCCGAAGGATGATGAGTCGCAGGGGCCGTTGCCGGGCGATGCGGGTTACGACTGGTCGGCGCACTACGGCGAGGATGTCGAGCTGTATCGGCACACGTTCCGCGACGGAACGGTAGTGGCGCTGCGCCCATTCGGATCGGTGTTCTCCAAAACACTGCTGTGGAAACTCAGAAACGCCGAGGCCACGTCCGAGGTGGAGTTCACCACGATCATGCGCGGTGGCTGCCCTGCCGTCGATGTCGTGCTGGACCGGGTAGCCGGGGCCGTCATAGATTCCGACGATTACGAATACGACCCGATCGATGATCTGTTCCAGTCATGGATGAAAGCCGGAACCAGCACGGCACCCGAGTCCAATGATGGTCTTTCCCTGGGAAAATCCGGGAGCTAGCCGAGATCGTCTTTGAACACATCGACGCCATCGAGCGCGATCTGTTCTCAGATAATCGAGTATTCGAGGACCTCGGCTGGCGCGGATTGTGGGCCTATGTCACCGCCGCGCCGCCGGGGACCTCGATACATCACTCGCGCAGCGAGGGCATGTCGGTTGGCGATCAGATCGGCACCCAGATACTCAATGAGATCACCGAGTTGCGTTGGCGTTTCACCGCGTTTCATTTCGAGAACGGCTCGAAAATCCCCTTCCCCGAGCGGTTGTCGTTGCGGGAGTTGATCTACGGCATTGAGCCCGTCGAAGAGATCGATTACGACGCGCACATAGCCCAGAACCAGGACCCCAAGGTCCGCGCGATGCTGCAAGGAGGTTGATCGGCTGTGCCTGAGATAGAAACACTCTGGATACCCCTTGCGGTCACGGGTAAGAACCTCAAACGCGACATGGAGCGCGAGGTAACTGGCGCGGGAACCAACGCCGGTAACAAGATCGCCAAGGAAATGGAGGACGCCGCCGGTAAGGGCGCCAAACGTGCCGCCGCGCAGATCGATTCGACCCTGGGGGCACGCCTGGGCGAGAGGACCGGCGCCGCCCTGGGCAAGGCGCTGGGCATAGGGCTACGCCCGGTGGTGGGCACAGTGCAGACCCTCGGCGGTGAGGCAGGCCGACAGTGGGTGCAGCGCTTCGCCCAGCAGCTCGCGTCGGCGAAAGTCAACGCCCCCAAGGTCAATGCGCCGATCAGCGTCGATATCCCCGGCAACAATGGCCGCTCCGGCGGCTCCGGTGGCGGGCTGGCTGCGGCGGGCATGCTCGGGGCGATCACTCGCGTGGCCGGTCCTGCCGCCATCGCCCTGGGTGTGACCGGTCTGGCGTACAAGACGCTTTCGGCCGGGTTTGATCGCGCGAAAAGCCTTGACGCCACCCGATTCAAGTTGCAGGCCCTCGGCAATGACGCCACAGCGGTCGCGCAGATCATGGCTGCGGCGCAGGGCTCGGTGAAGGGCACCGCCTTCTCGATGGACGCAGCGGCCACCACGGCGGCCACGGCGGTCGCCGCCGGGGTCAAGCCCGGTGAGGACTTGTCCAAGTACCTGACGACGGTCGCTGATGCCGCCGCGATCGCGGGCGCCGACCTAAGCGATATGGGGCACATCTTCAACAAGGTGCAGACCTCGGGTAAGGCGATGACCGATGACCTGAACATGTTGGGCGATCGTGGATTGCCGATCTTCGCGTGGCTGCAAAAGGAATACAAGGTCACCGGCGCCGAGCTGTCCAAGATGGTCGAGAAGGGCCAAGTCGATGCGGCCACATTCCAGCGCGTCATCGCCCAGAACGTGGGCGGTGCGGCTAAGAAGATGGGCGGCACGTTCGAGGGCTCGGTGAAGAACATGGGCGCCGCGCTTGGGCGCCTGGGTGAGTCGATCATTTCCCCGTTCCTGGGCAGCGGTACCGACGCGCTCGGGCAGATCACGATCGGTATCGACAAGGTGGCCGGGTTCATCAAGGAACACCAGCCCGAGATCATCCGCTTCGCGGCCGCCGTGGGCACCGGCTTTACGTCGATGGCGGGCGCGGTCTCGCGCGGATTCGGCACCGCCATCAGGGGTGTGGCCAAGTTCCTTGACGGCATCAAGACCGCATCGGGCGGTATCGGCAAGTTCCTGTCCGTCATTCCGGGCCTGGAGGGTGTCGGGGATGCTATGCAGCGCTGGGGCGCTGACCGCAGCGTCAACGACTGGCTGCGGGAAGCGGCGAACTCGGCAGACGCGTTCGGCAACAAGGCCACCGCCGCCTCGGACCGGATCGCCAAGTGGGGTGAGGACACCGCCGAAACCACCAGGATTGTCAACGCGCTGGGGACCGCCGTCGCCGAGGTCCCGGACACCCACGAAATCGTGCTGACCGACAACTCGCCCGAGCAGATCGCCCGACTCAACGCCATCGGATACACCGTGCAGGCGATGCCCGACGGCAAGAACCTGGTCGTCAAGGTCGATGACAGTGAAGCCACTGCCCGACTGGACGCGCTGCGCAGGCAGCTCGAAGATCTTGCGGGCCAGCGGCGCAACGCCAACGCCGCCGCAGAGATCTTCAAGAACAGCGCCGGGGCGCAGTCCTCGAACCCGGTCAACACCGCGCCGTCGAACGGGCTCCCGTTCCTAGAGGGCTTGTTGCCCAGGATGTTCGGCGCGATCGCGATGGCATCGGGCGGGTTGCGGTTCATCGACAAACCGGCCTCAGCGGACATCTACGCGGGCCGGGGCGCGGGCACGATCTTCGCCGAACAGGAGACCGGCGGGGAGGCCTACATTCCGCTGGCGCCCGGTAAGCGGTCGCGCTCGCTTGCGATCTTGCGTGAAGTGATGCGGATCTTCGGTATCAACAGCTTCGCGGGCGGCGGTATCAGCGTCGATGAACTCAAGTCGATGGCCAGTGGTATTGAGGGGCAGTCCTATGGCTGGGGCGCCCCGGCCGGACCCAACTCGGACTGCTCGGGTGCGCAGTCGTGGATCGCCAACATGATCAGTGGCGGCACGGGGCGCTTCGCTACCGCTGGTGAATCGGGCGCGCTGGCGGCGCGCGGATTTCAGATGGGCGACCCGCCGCCGGGGATCGCCGCGTACTGGGTGGGCTGGAAAAACGGCGGTCCTGGTGGCGGGCACACGGCGGGCACGATCGTTGATCCCGAGGGCGGCAACGTCAACGTCGAGATGGGCGGCAAGCGCGGTAACGGCCAGTTCGGCGGCGGCGCGGCCGGTGCCCGCGACTTCCCCAGTCGGGCGTGGATCGCGCTGGCCGCAGGCGATAACGGCAAGACCACCGGCGGCGGGGGCGCATCGCCCTCGCAGGTGATGTCGGCGCAGTCCTCGGTGCGCCGCACCAAGGCGGCCAGCGCGGCGGCACAGAAGGATCTTGACGACGCCAACGCTGAACTGAATTCGGCGCCCGATGACAAGAAGCGGGCAGCCGCTGAGAAGAAACGCGACAGCGCGCAGCGGCGCCTGGATTCAGCCAAGGACCGCCAGGCGATCGCCGAGCAGAAGCTTTCGGAGGTTCTCGACAAGAAGGCCCAGGGCACCGACAAAGAAGCGGGCGCGGGCGACGCGGGTAGCGGCATGGGCCAGGGCCTTGGGCAGGGCATCATCTCTGGACTGTTCCAAGGCCTGGGCATTGACGGGTCGGTGTTCTCCAACCCTATGGAATGGCCCAACGTCAAATCCGGTATGGCCGCGCTGAACTGGGGTTTGAACTTCGCCCAGAAAATGGCCGGCCAACCAGCATCCGGTGCGGGCGGCTCCGAAATACCGGGCGCGGGCGCCGAATTGAACTTCGCATCGGGCCTAGCTGACGGCGCCCTGAGTGGCTTGGGGGTCACGGTGCCCAAGGACAGCACCCCGGCGCCCGCGCCAGCGCCAGCAGGCGGGGATACCTACAACCTCTCGGGTGTGGCGCCACGGGAGATCATGCCCAAACTCGAAGCGCGATCATTCGCGGCCAATCAACGCAACCTCGGAACAAGGCGGCCATCGTGAGCGCAAGCAAGTGGTTGAAGTACGACCCGATCCTTGACCGTGCCGCGCAGCCCTCGTTTCAAACGTGGACGGCGGCGGACATGGGTCCGTTCTACAAACAGCTGCAGTCGGATCAAACCAAACGGGTGTACGTCTCCCCGGACGGTCAGCGCATCTACAACCTGGCGGGCGGGTTCAAGGGTAACCGCGGAGTGGTGCAGGCACCGGGCATGAAGGGTGCCACCGGCGCATCCTTTGACCAGCTGTACTCGTCGGGGCCGTGGATGCTCGGAGAGGAGCCTGAGCGCACCGACTACCGCAAGCGGGTGCTGAACATCGCGTTGCATTTCGCCCCGCACATCAACGCGGTGTCGCGGCTGCGTTATCCCGATACGGCGGTGGCGCTGGAACAGATTCAGGCCCAATGGTGGCGGGACTGGCCCGAAGATGTCGATCTGCCTATGGGTTTCATGGGCGAGTTCACCCGCTATGACGGCTGGCACTGGGTGCGGGTCCGTAACGGTGAACCCAACTTCGATACCGTCGAACTGGACCCGCACGCGTACGGAAACTACTACGCCTCAGCGGCGATGACGATTCACTGCCCGTTCCCGTTCTACTCCAAGCGCGCCCTGACCCGCGAGTGGCGCAACGACGCCGCGAACGCGGTGATCAATGGCCGCAACCACGGCATCCTGCGCCTGCCCAACAAGGGCGACTATGAGCAGCACCCGAAATACATTGTCGAAGGCGCCGGGAAAGTCTCGATACAGGACGGCATGACCGACCGCATGGTGGAAATCGAAATCTTCCCCTCCGACGGCATGGTGCTCGTGGACACCGACCCTTCGGCCAGAACGCTTACCTCCGAACATGATCCGATCGATAACGCGTTGTGGAAGCTGATCCGCAACAGCGACATCCTTGACTTCATCCTCGGGGACATCACCAACGCCGATGCCGGACTGCCGATCGGGCGCCGCGTTCCCGGCGGCATCGGGTTCATGTCACCGATCCCGTCCGAGCAGATGGCCAATATCAAAGTGACCCATACCAATCCGGCGGGCAAGATCACCATGGTCATGTCACAGTGGTACCGGCGCGGAGTTGCCTGATGGACCCCCAGCAGGCCGCGATGCGGCGGGTGATTACCGCGCCCACTGATGCGATCACCAAGTACCGGCTATTGAATGGGCGCCGCGAAATGTGGCGGCGCGCAGGCAAACAGCCGCCCCTGCTGCGCGTCCTGGACAAGCAGCTCAAGTACCTGGGGACGCTGCGCGGCCAGGTGCGCGAGGGCGATTGGGAACGGCTCTGGGATGAGACCGGGGTCGGCAAGATCCGGGTGCGCCGCGATGACTGGCTGGCCGACCTCATGGCCCGTGGCACCCGCTACACCGAGGATCTGCACCTGGCGATCGACATGAACCCCAACATCCGTTCTTGGAAGACACGTATCGGGTACCGGATTCAGTCGGTGGTCGCGGTCAAAGACGAGGACGGCACCCATTGGGTTGACCTGGAATTGATCTCGCTGCGCGAACATGCCAAGCACATCGCCCTGATTCCGACACCCGTCTCGGCGCCGGAGTTCCAGCCACTCAAGGCCTGGGTGTGGATGCAAAACATCCGTTCCGGCATGGCGTTCACCACGTTCCTGAACCTGCTGCGCACGTTCTGGCCGTTCCTGGCGCTGCCCACCTCATGGGCCGACCCGGTGCACTGGCTGACCACCCGCGCCGGGAATCTCTCACCGTTGCACTGGCCAATCCAAGTCCAGTTCGTCAACCCCGTCTTGGACACCTCGCGTATCGTGCCGATCGCCGCGAAAGCACAAATGCTGCACGACATCCACGCACCACTGGGCGAGGACACCGGCGTCGGCCTCATTGACTATCTCTGGCTCGAAGAGGACGAAACCAGCCCACACCCCGAGCTGGCCGCGATAGTCGGCGAGAAGGCCGCTCGCCCCACACGCAACTGCATCGTGCTCGCCTTCGAGGACAAGTCAGGTATCACCGGCCCCACTGGAACCGCTTTCGACGGCGCACTCAACGCTATCGGCGCGATCCTGGATGACACCATCACCGAGGTCATCTTGCCCTTGGACGAAGACGGCGACGGCCTGACTGATCCGTTCTTTCGGCGCCTGCTCGGCGTGGCCCCGGAAAAGCCGTCGTTGGTGTGGCGTGAGTGCAAGCACTCGGGCATCATCACCAGCGCGCACCGGATGCAGCGCGGCACCGCCCGCACCATCTGGACCGGCGGGCACAGCCCCACGATCCTGAACCAGGCCATCACATTCGGAATCCGTTATGGCCTAGCACAATTGGAGCAGGTTATCCCCTATCCGGGATCGGCCTATCAGCAGCCGGGAAGCTCGGGTCTGGACAACATCTACCAGGGCCAGTTTGACGACATGTTCTTCGCCTGGCAGAAGATGACCAATCCCAAGGTCGCACTGTGGCTTAACGACTACGCACTGATCGATCACGTCGAACCCGGCAACGGGATCGCCTGGGTGGTCTCCAGTGCGTTGACGATCCGCCAAGGCATGAGCAAGACCATGCCCAAGGTGTCATTCACCATGACCACCCGCGACGGGCACCCCCACGTGTATGGATTCGACTACCTGGTCGGCGATCGCGGACTGTGGGAAGTCGATGCCATCTACTACGTCAACAACATTCGCGGCATGAAGTGGACAGTGGCCGAAAAGAGCGCCATGACACAAGATTTGACCATCGGCAAGGCCCGCGACCACGACCCGTTCGAAGCCGGATTGAAGGCCGTGGCCGACGGCTGGAACGCCATCGGATCACTTATCGGCGGCGCCGCAATCGCGGCCTGATTCAACCAACCGCACTCACCCCGCAGGGATGTGGGGTCTTTCGCCGTACCCAAAGGAGGGATACATGCACGCACCACCACAAGGCAATCCGACACGGGTTGTCATCGACCACGACCGCCATGTCATCGAGATAGACGGCCAGGCGGTGCCCTACTACGTCGCCGAAGGTGGACCTACCACCGAGCCGATCGGCATCGGCGAGACGCTCGTGACCTTCGAGTGCTTCCTGGTCGCCCAAGACGTGCAGATCATCGGCACCCTACCCAAGAGCGGCGCGGACCGATGAGCGCGCAGAAGGGCCAGGACCCCAAGGCCCGTGAGCTTCTCGAAGCCGCCGCCCGCATCACCGACGCCCTGGCGTTCGCGCGCGGCCCACGCGGCGAGGTGCTGTACCTGACCGACGATCAGCGGGTCTGCTTCGCGTTCCACCTGGCCCGTGCCGGGGGGGACGTGCACGCCGATAAGGCCATCATCAAGCGCCGCGCCCTGCCCGACCGGCCGGGGCAACTGACCGGCGTCATCGACTGGGTACCGGTCGATTGGGAAGACGACCCCAACGCGCCCGAACCCATCTCAGCGGTCGGGCCGGTCCCGGTACCGCCCGAGCTGCCCGATTTCGACGCCATGACGCCCTGGCACACCACCCCGCGAATCGAAGGAGACTGGACGTGACTACACCGCTGCCGGGTGCCCCCATACACCTGATGAGCTGGCTGAACATGATGCACATCTTTGGCGTCGTGTCCGACGGCGAGGTGCCCGGTCTGCGCACCTGCACCTTCGAGGGCGTCAACGACGACATCGTGGCCACCGTGCCGCTGCTCAAGGGAGAAAAGGGCGATGACGGTCTGCCTTCCCCGGTCGTGGATCTGCACATCAACCCCACCATCACCAGCCCCACACAGCTGCCGACCGATCTCGGCCTCAATGACAAGGGCAAAACGTGGTGGATCGGTGACCTGCTGTACGTGTGGATGGGCACCGAATACATCACCCGCCCCGCCGGATACGCGGGACGGCCCGGGCCCACGCCGAAGCTCTCATTCAGTATCGAACTGATCGCCCCCGGTGAGACCAGCGTCGTCATCCCCTCGGGCACCGATCTGAACCCGCACCTGCATTTCAAGATCGCCGCCCCCCGAGGCATACCAGGACCGGCCGCAGCGATCCGGGATGCCCTGGACTACAACAACATTTTGCCGCCCACCGACGGCCAGGTGCCCACCTGGGATGAGGAACAGGGGAAATGGAGGCCCGAGAGCTTCACCGGCAAGCGCAGCGGCGCATTCTCGATCCCCGAAGCCGCGTTCACCAACGTCACCAACATCATCAACGGCCGCATACCGATCCTGTCGTATCAGCTTCCCGTGTGGGACTTTCCCGTCAAGCTCGCCGCCACTGGCAAGTTCAAGGCATTCGGTGTTGATCTGAACATCTTGGACCCCTTCAAGATTGGCGCCGAGGTCCGTATCGGCGACCCGATGAACGGGCAGATCATCGGACGCGGCAAGGGCACGGTCGCGCAGGAGACCACCGTCAGCCCGCACTACTCCACCCCTGGCGATCCCACCGTGGCCATGACGATGGAAAACGAGGTAGCACTGATCAACGCCGGTCAGCAAGCCACCCTGACAGCCAACCTCGTCAACGACGGCCTGATCGGCATGTACGCGTTCAACCGCCAAGACGCCCAGCTGTTCGTGCAGTGGTGGGAAGTCTGATGGCCTACACACGTGAACTGAAAGCCGTTGTGCCCGTGCTCATCGGCGAGCACACCAAGGCCGACGATGAGCTATTGGTGTGGCTGGTTCGGGAGAGCTTCGAACGCGAAGCCGCCGCCGAGTACCTGACACTGACCGAATGGCGCGACTGCGGAGACTTGCACCCGTCCGAGGTCTCGCCCCAGACCGAGCGCGAGGTACTCAAGCGTCCGGCCACCGATTTCCGCTGGCGCATGTTCACCGGCACTGCCACGAGGTCGGTTGATGCCAGCGTCGTTTGATTTCGGGCCACCCCCGGCGATCACGCACAACCCGGCGCAACGCCTCGACCCCACGCTGCCACGGCTGCCGAAATTCGATCCGCAGCAGGTTTTCGAGCAGTGGGCGCAACTGCTCAAGCAGATGACCGGTATTGACCTGTCAAGCCCAGAATCCTTGTTTACCAGCATTATCGGAAAACTACAGGAATTGCTCGGCCCGATCTTCGGGGGTATCAACCTGACCGGCGGGCTCACCCCCGAACAGATCTGGGCCGCGACGATTGCGAATCCGATTAAGTCGCTGACCGGCGTTGACCTGTCCTCTCCGGCGGCACTGGTGGCATCGATCATCCACCTGATCACAGGCGGAAACAAATTCCCTGGTGTGCTAGCAATCTCCCGTATCGCCAACGTCATTCAGGACCTTCTAGATGGCGCCGGGGACTTTCTGACTGCCGAGAGCGTCACCGATAATCCATTTTGGGACTGGGATTCAGTGATGCCCGGATTCATCTCGGGTGGATCGATCCGGGCCAATGCGAACGGCACACAGCAGGTTATGCGTTCAGAGCCTTTCGAAGTGTTCCCCGGCCAAACGCTGGAGCTGCGCGCAGCGGCGCAATGGACAGGCGCGAGCGCGATCGCTGGATCGAACCCGGTCAAGGTTGGGTTCACCCCGTTCGACGTGGCGGGCAATCCATTAACCGATGTCATTCGCGGCTCGTTGCAACCCTCGGGCGATCACGGCTGGCAATGGGTTCCCGTACAGGACAAATGGCCGGTTCCGGCAGGGGTTAAGCACGTCGCACAGCTGCTCATACTCGATAGCGGTGCGACCGCTGGCACGTTCCGGTATTCCAACGCCGCATCTTGGGCGTCCAACCTCCTGGATCTAGGGGCGATCAAAGACCTACGCGAAATGGTCGATGCTGTTGGCGGAGCGGTCAATTCCGGCGTCCACGATATAGAAGAGCGCCTGCAGGCGATTACTGCCGATGGCAAGATCACTGCGACCGAGATTGTCGGTTTGATTCAACAGGCCCAAGTCTCGGGTCTGGCGATCATGCAAACGATCATCAACCAAATCCTGGACATCCTTAACGGCAACATCGTCACCCCGATCAACTCGCTAGTTCAGGGCGTCAAGGATTGGTTTGGCCTCAACCAGAACAAGACTCAAGCCCTCAACAACTCGGGCCAGATGGCAGGATCGGCGATCACTGGGGCCATCAACGAAGCCGCTACCGGCCTTGGCGCCTTGCGCGACGCGATCGGTGCCGGGCTCGGATTCCTCGGCGGGTCGATGACCAACCAGGACGCGCAGAATCAAGCTATTCAGGTAGCCCAGATCGCGCAGCAGGCGGCGGCCGCAGCCGCAGCGGCCAACGCGCAGCTGGCCAAATCGCAGGGCCAGCAGAACGCGGGCGCAGGCGGACTGAGTTACACGACGACGTTCGGCGGCGCCGATGCGGCCTCGCTGCCAGCTGAATTCTCAGGTAATAACCTGTGCATTCGGGGCGCCAATGGATACGCCGGTATCAACAGTGCGCTCGGTGATGGCACCTATTTCGTCACCTGCAACAAACTGTATGCGACCGACGATCAGAGCATCGCGGTAGTACTCGGTGATCAGGGAGGATCGATCGCCGCACCCATTTATGCACTGTTCCAATCTGATTCGGCATATACCGCAGGCGTGGCGGTCCGAATCGACTACAGCAGCGTGATTTTGGGGTCTTACACCCGCTCAGGAAATTCCTTCACATTCTCCCCGTTCTCTGGTGGCGCGTGGTCGGGCTCGCTAGGCCAAGGCACGTTGGTTGAAGTACACAACGTAGGCACGTCATGGAGCGTCTCCGTGGGCGGCAATGTCGTTCTGTCCATATCGAACTCGTCAACTACTTTCGGCCCCAGCCGCCGAAACGGCGGCGGCGTCGTCATGGCCCGAGCAACAGTCAGCCTCGGATGGTTCCAAGGCACACGGCAGTACGACGGGTTCCGCCTGGCAGCGCTGACCCTGAGCGACTACGTGATACCAACCTATGCCGGCTCAGGTGCAATCATGACCCGCACTGTCACCACGGCTACCGGCTCAACAAAGGGGTCCAACCAGCTGTTGCCATCCAACTTCTTTGGCAACAACCAGGCATCAACATCAGACCTCGCCGTAGACCTGTCCACCGGCAAATTCACAGTGTCGATCGCGGGGTGGTACCAGATCGTGCTGAGCTTCGCCACCAACTCGGCAGGATTCAACCCCCCGGCCAATAGCTCGGCGATACTGAGCCCGCTTCTGTATCGCAACGGCTCGGTGTATCAAACGGGAAACTCGGCGGTCATGTCCCGGATAAACACCGCCGCAGGCGATTCCCTTGACTCGTATCCCGTCCCGGTGCTGTCGGCCACTTTCATGCTCTACCTCGCCGTTGGTGACTATGTACAGGGCGGATATTGCGCTACGGGCGGAACGGGCTCTCCGATCGCCGCCGATTCCGGGGGAACGCAAACCTACATGTCAATCGCTCTGATCAACCGCAGTCAGCTATAAGGAGCACGGGCACAATGACTTTCGAGCAAGATAAGGCCGGATATATCAAAGCCAAGGATTCTGAAGGCGCGGATATCTGGTTTCGGCCTGTGAACCTGACCGTTCGGGACGTGCCAGGTGGCGGGGTGGAACTCTCCTTCGCAGGGCCGTTCACGCTGACCATGCAGGGCAGCTCTGCCGAGTACTTGGAGTTTCTAGAACCCACACCCGACGAGAACACGCCCGACGACAACACCGCACCCGACGACGCCGGGCAGTAAATGACCTGGTCTCCGCACCCGAATATTCCGCCTAGGACCTCGGGCGGTAAGTGGTCCCCGAATCCAGCAGTTCCGACGGTGAAGCCAACCGGAATCTGGCATTGGGTCCCGCGCGTGATCGCCGCTGACACTGGAGTTTCCGAGGACTCCGCAACGCTGACTGCGCATCTCATGCTGACCGACAACGCAATTGGGTTTGGCAATGCCGACGTGGCAGCTCACCTGTTCGGCCATGAGGACGGACTCGGGTCCGATCAGGCAACAATGTTGGCCCATCTGACAGGAACGGACACGAGCGTTGCCGATGGCGTCGGCACCGGCATGCTCAAGTACTACACAACCGGCACCGATACCGGGATTGGTTACGGCTCTGCCTCATTGATCGCTCATCTACTGGGTATGGACACCGGTCTCGGCCATGGTGGCGCGGCTACGTTCGCACACCTGACTGGCTTCGACTCTGGAATTGGATACGGCGGCAGCTCAGCGGCGTTCAGTCCGCACGCGCCTGATTCGCAGCAGTTCATCTCCTCAGGCACATACGCAATCCCCGCCTGGTGTTACAAGATCGATGTCATTCTCATCGGCGCGGGCGGCGGCGGTGGCAATGGCTCGCTGTTTCTCCCCGGTAATGGCGGAGACGGGGGCGCATGGCAAATCGTCACCCTGGTTCGCGGTGTTGACATCCCATGGTCCGCGTCGGCGATCACGGTGACGATCGGTCTCGGCGGCGTAGGCGGTATCGCATCCGGGGGCGCGAACAATGGGCAACCAGGCGGCAGTACTGTAATCAACTGCGGTGCATACACATTGAGTGCTATTGGCGGAAGCGGCGGCATCGGGTGGGGAAACCTATCCCGCAACGGCAAGACGCCATCGCCAGCTAGCCAGACCCTCAATGGCCAAACCTACAACGCAGGGGCCGGTGGCACTGGCGCCGGGGCTGCGCCAGGGGCGGGCGGCGCTAGCCAGCAAGGGACCGTCATAGGAAACCGGCCCGGATTCGACGGAGCACGCGGCCAAGCGTGGTTCTACGCCTATCAGTAACAGGTAACAGGAGGACAAAACACATGGGAGCTACATCGGCACATCAAATCGACATGTGCAACAAGATTGCCGCCGCCGGTAACACCATCAAGCCGTGCAGTGGTGACCCCGGAACCGGAACCGGCGCGGCTAACGTAATCGTCTCAACCCCAGCATCATTCAATACAACGTGGCCGACCGCAACTGACGGTGTCGGTGCGGACGCCGGATGGGCCGTAACTGTTGGTTCGGCTGGCACTCTACAGATTCCAGCTTCCACAACCGTTAGTCACTATGCGGTGTTCAATGGCGCAACGTACCTCCGTGGCCATGCGCTAGATACGCCGATTGCGAATGTCGGAACCGGACCGGTCGGCGTGGACATAACGCCGAAGATCCGATTCAAGGGCGGCCAGTGATGCGCGCGCTAGCCGGAACCATCGGGCTGTGTATCGCCCTATCGGCCATAGCATTTCGCGTCGGCTGGTGGGCCTCCGACCAGCTCTCGTCCTACGCCCAGGAAATAGATCCCCGCATCGAAAAGGAGTACACACGATGAGTTTCCGTGCCGCATATGGCAATACGGTGTCCGAGAACGGTTGGCGCATGTGCAACCGGGACGAGTGCGACATCGTCAAGATTCCCGAGCTGTACCTCGTCGACACCGCGCCCCTGCGCAAGGGCGCCCCGCTGACCATCCTCGGCGCCTGGCTGTACTGGTATGACCGCAACGTCGAAGAGATCACCTCGCCCGTGTGGGGCTGGTCGGAGACCAACGATGTTCCCGACAGTAATCACCTGGCGGGCACCGCTGTTGACGTAATGGCACCCAAATACCCGTGGCAGCGGTACACCATGGACGCCGCCACGCAGGCCAAGGTCCGCAAGGGCCTGACCCTGTTCGAGGGCTCGGTGTTCTGGGGCCGCGACTGGTCGCGCCCCGACGAGATGCACTACCAAATGGCCTGGCCCGAGGGCGATAAGCGCAATGACGCATTCGCCGCCAAGCTGCGCGCCGGATACCTCGGCATCTACGCACCCGCCAAACCTCCAGCTCCAGTGGTCAAGCGCTTCCCCGACGACTGGACGGACCGCGAAATCATGATCGAAGTACTACGGCAGCTACGCGGCCCGGACCTGGCGGGCTGGCCCCAGCTCGGCAACGCATCACTGGTCGATGCCGTCGCGAAGATGCGTGCCTCATGATCCGCATCGGCGACCAGAACGAAGCCGTCCGCCAGTGGCGCGCTGCAATAAACGACTGGTGCGGGCCGCTCTACACCCGCCTACTGGGCCCGCTCCCGATGGACACCAACAAGTTCGGGCCGCGCGCTGCCATGTGGGCCAGTGAGTACCAGCGTCGCACCGGCCAGATCCCCACCGGCGAGGTGTCCGACGATGACCTGCGGAAGCTGGGAATTGAGCCCCCGGCCCCACCCGCCAACCGGCACCTGGGCCTGATGTTCCGGGGCACCGGCGGCATCATCGGCCAGGACTACGTCAGCCGCGTGATGCAGGCTGTGGCCAACCTGGTTGAAGAGGTGCACCCGCAGTTCGCCGCCACGATGGGCGGTCTGCCGGTCGGCGCGGCGGGCAGCCCGGGTGACATTTCGATGGCCAAGGCTGTAGACATCGCGGTCGCTGACGCCAAACGCATCTTCACCGAGCGCTACCGCGCCAACCCCGACATCAAGGTTGTCATCGGCGGATACTCGGCTGGCGCCGTCGCGGGCGCCCGGTTCCGTGCCTGGCTGATGCAGAACCACCCGAACAACTACCTGTGCTCGTTCAGCATCGGTGACCCCACCCGCCCGCACGGTGGCAGCTACTACGGCGGCCCCGTCCTTGCCGGACAGGGCATCTCGTCATGGCGCTACGGCGACATCGGCGACTACCGGCACTGCTGGCTCACCGACCCCGGCGACATGTATGGCAACATCCCCCTTGGCGTCGTCGGCGACATCATGGACGACTGCTTCGACATGGTGACCGCGTTCCAGATCACCGACCCACTCGGGGCCGCTGGCGCCATCCTTCCCAAGATCCCCGAGATCGCCGCCAAGGCCTTGGGTATCGAGCTGCCCGCCGTATTCGGCGCGCTGGCGGGCGGCACCGCCGGTATCGCGGCACTCGGCTTGCCCATGGTCCTGGGCGGGCTACAGGGCCTACTCGGGTGGGGCGATGCCAACAGCCTCAAGGGTCCGGCCGCCGCCGCGCAGGCCGCGGTGATCGCGCTGAGATTCGTCGCCAGTAACCCGCCGACCGCCGCGCACATTCAGTACGAATTCCGCGAAGTCTGGCCCGGTCAAACCTATCTCGGCCTGGCCATCCAGCACGTCCGCGACTGGTGCCACCGCGCACCCGCCGTGGCCGCTTGACCAGCCCTGACGTCATTGACCGGCCCCCGCGCGAGGAGAGCGCGCAGGGACTCCGCTCACCGTAAGCGCCACCGCCGAATTCGCCGAATCGGTTATCTACAACCCCACCTGAGAGGACACCCGCTATGCACATCACCATCCCAGCCTGGCTCAAAGACGCCGCAGTAGACGCCACCGAGCGCGCCATCAAGACGTTCGCGGGCGGGTTCATCGTGGGCGCCAACCTGACTGGCGCGGTGGTCAACGCCGCCCTGACCGAGATCGACTGGCAGCGCGGCTTCGATGTCGGCGCCGGAACGCTGGCGATATCGGTCCTGTTCTCGGCGGCATCGGTCAAGCTCGGCCAATCCGGTACCGCGTCAGCGACCAAAGCCGTCGTACCGACAAGCATTTTCAAGCTTGTCGCCGGTGATCGCCGGTGAGCCTGCTAACCGAGATGGTCAACGTCAACGATATCGACACACCCAAGGAATTCGCCGCGCTCGCAATGGTACTGATATCCCCAATGGTGGCGTCAGTCGCAGCGGCTTGGGGGACGGCGACATTCGCGCACCGAAAGAAAGTCGGGAAGGCTCTCGGCGCGATCGCCGACGACACCGGAGCCATCCGTGAACAGACCGAGAACGGCCACGACACCAATTTGCGAATTGACCTTGATGAAATACTCAAGGGCATCAACCGAATCGAGAAACAACAAGGTGAGCAGGCCCGAGATATCGGCGGTTTACGCGAAGAGATGCGAACTGAGCGCAAGGAGCGTGGACAGGCAGATCAGCATATTCGCGAGCTGATCGAGCAGATGCCTCGCTGATTGAAACGAAGACCGCAAAGCGCGAGCAGAAACGAAATAGCGCCCCGCCGAACAGCCGGTGGGGCGCTGTTTTCCGTCGTTTCGCTGGCGGAGAGTCGTCCTCACTACCCGTACTGGGGACACAGAACCTCGACGCTCACACCGACGGCGGTCCTAGCCGTCTCGTAGGTCCAGTCTCTATTTCCGGCTTTCACGTCATCGATGACCGAGGTTCGGCTTTGGCCACTGCCGAGCTTGCGGCACGTGTTTCGGGATGCTGCGATGGCCGATTGGACCTGTTCGGGACTAGCTGCGATGAGCCCGGCGCGAGACCCTAGTAGTGCTATCAGTCGGTCGTCCGGTGCCATCGCGGCTAGCTCGTCGCCGGTCGGCCCCCACATCTTCGGGCAATAGGTTTCGTAGATCATCGCAGTGAATCCGTGTATTTGCGACTGTGTCCACTTCGGCTCTTTCGTCGCAATGAACTTGCGGGCAATGTCAAAGCCGAATTCGCCCGGCGCCCACTCTTGTTGCGCGGTTTCACATACCGATCGGGCCAGAGTTGTGTAGTAGCGCCAGTCATCAGCCGGTATGTGCGACTGTGTGAGTCGGGACATGAAATCCCGGTCGAGGGGTTCTGTGGGCTCGTCCTTTGGGGCAACAGGCGACTGTGCGGCGGGCGCTGGCGAACCATTGCTACCCAAATAGGCGAACGCGCCCGCGCCAACTATCGCCGCAATGGCAGCCAATGCCGCGAACAGAACTCCGGTAATCAACCAGTTTCGGCGGTCGGGAATGTCATATGGCTCAGGTTCGGTGATGTGGTCGGCATCCGACCAGGCGGTAGGCACGGTCCCCGCAATGGCGGTCTCCGCCAACGCGGCTGGGGACACCACGGTCGGTTCCTGGCCAGTCTGGTCTGCGTTCACGTTCCCTCCCCTGTGACTGCCCGGTGTAGCTGAGCATGCAGGGAAGATTACAAGATCACGCGCGGGTCAGTGCGTGAAACGCGTGCTGTGGCCTTTGCCTCTGGATCAGAGTAGATCGGCGAATGGTGCGCGCTTGTCCTGGTTTCCGATCCTGCGCAGATAGTCGATTGCGCTCAGTCCGTTGTTCGCGACTCGGTACGGATCGGCGCCACGGTCACGTAGCAACTGGATGATCTCGCCCGCACCCGTGGTGGTGTTTCCCACCGCGACATTGAGTGGGGTCTCGCCTTTGCTGTTGGCGTGTTCGAGGTTGGCGCCGGAATCCAGCAGGTAGCGCACTACCTCGGCACTGTCATCGGCCACTGCCGCATGCAGGGGTGTAGATCCATCGTCGTCGGCTGCGTTGACATCGGCACCCGAATCAACCAGGTGGCGGCTGTTCGCCAACCGATACTCAACGCTGATCTGGTGCAGTTCGGCGATGCGCGCCGGATCTGTTTCCATCCAAGCGTTCACCTGGTCGTCCGGCCCATCGATTACCGCGTAATGCAACGGGGTGCGACCCGCGCGATCACGACTGCGTACGTCAACCATTTATCGTCCTCGGGGTGCTTCGAACTGGTGGCTCACGTTTCCGGGGCCATCTTCTATCTGATAGATCTTCGGGTTGTTCATCGCGTCCAGCCATTGCTGCCGGGTCCAGTTGTTCGCGGCCGCGTATTCCTGCCATCGCCACAATTCCTGATTGGCCCTATGACCGTAATGCCAAACAGGATCAACCGGGTACTTGATGCCAGCGGAATCGATGTAGTACTTGCCATCGGCGGTTTTCGGCAGTGAAAGAATTTGCGGCTCATAGGCTTTGTCGACTGGTACGTAAACGTTTCGGTCTGTGGCACTGATGTAGTACTTGCCATCTGCGGACGTATCCGCAGCCGCTTTCACCGCGCGTTCAGTTCCAACACGTAAACCGCTTGGGCGGCTGTACAGTTCAGCGGCGGTGAGTTCCGGCACGAGTCCTGCGCCCTCAGCCAAGAACAGCGAGGCACGCGAACTCATAAGCGGCCCCAGCGACTCGACCGAGCGCAGTAGGTTCGCTCCGGCCGCTACATTTGGAAGGCCGGAAAGCTGTGCAGCGGCACGAAATTCATTCAGTATTGCTGCGATGCGCTCACCAGTCGCCACGAGGCGGGCGGTGTCCACGACTTTGGAGACGGCCTCGCTGGAGCCAAGACTCAGCGGCACCAGGATTGCCGCAACAGCTTCCGTGGCCACGACAGTCCCGGCCAGCAACAGCATTTCATTGGTGACGCGCTCGTGAACCTCAACGATCTTGGTCGCCAGGTCTGCGCAGCTCTTGCCGATCGCGGCCCATTCGGTCTGGAGCACCTTCACCGAGTCGTGCGCCAGGGTCATCGACTGCACGGCCTGCGGAATCTCCCCCGAACGCTGGTGAGACACATCGGTGATCGGGTTGGCGCCGTCGAGCGGGAAGAATGCCCGCCGTAGCGCGCCGTCGATGTTCTCAGAGTTGGTGATCCATCTACCGGCCGCCTGACGCAGCTTCTCGGGGTCACCATTGGGCCACATCGCCCCCTGGACGTAACCCTCAATGGATGCCCACCAACTCGGCGGGGGTGCGCCACCGAGCGCCGAGGGGATCGACGGCGTGGTGATCGACGGCGTTACGGGTGGTGCCGCCGCCGGGACGGTCTGCCCGTTAACCGCTGAGCCACTGTCCGCGTTCTCGTGATTCACCGCCGTCGCGAACAGCAGATCTGCGCAGGTATTCAGGGCGTTGACGGCATACGCGCCAGCCTCCATGCCGTCCTTCGCGGCCGGGTCGTACTCCTGGCAGAAGTCCTTGGCGCCGTTGTCGTTGCCCGCCATCCCCGACATGCCGCCCAGCAGGTTCGCGAGCCCGTTGACGCCCATCTGGACATCGCGTGCGAGCTGCTGATATTTCAGTGCGGCCCGCTTGACCGCTGCCGGGTCGAAGTCCTGGGTCAT